CGGATAAAATTCTGGGACATGAGTATTGCACTATTTATTTTAACGAGATAAGCCAACTGTCTTTTTTGGCGGTAACTACCGCGTATTCAAGATTGGCTATGAGGGTTATCGGTTGTAAGAATTTATTTTTTTATGACTGTAATCCGGGGAGTCCACTCCATTGGGCTTATAAAATATTTGTTTTAAAAAGGATTTTTCAGACAGGCGAACCTTTAGAAAAGCCGGAACTGTACCAGTCTATGGTGTTGAATCCAGAGGATAACAAAGAGAATTTGCCTGACGATTATATTTCAGATATTTTGGACGTGTTACCTGAAAAGCAAAAAGCAAGGTTTAGAGATGGGTTATGGGTTAAGGCTGACGGAGTTGTATATGAAAAATTTGACGAGACAATGATTGTTAAAGCCGCTGATTTGCCAAAAGAGTTTGACAGGTTTGCGGCAGGGCAAGATTTTGGTTTAAATGTAACGTTTGTAAAAATTGGTTGGGCTGATGAAGATGTTTATGTGCTTGACGATTACGGCGCATTTAATATGACTACTCAATCTTTTAATGAGGAATTGAAAGCCCGTGGTTTGTTTGAAGGAGAGTTATTTCCTGTTTATTGTGATCCGGCAGGGGGCGAAAGAATACAAGAAGTTACAGGTGGGGAAAAAGCAAATAACAGCGTGGAGAGCGGAATTGATTATATAAACGCCAAAATAGAAAGACATCAATTTTTTGTTTCTGACAGATGTACCGGAGTACTTTCTGAAATATGGGACTATTGCCGAGATGAAACTGGGGAGATTGTAAAGGTTAATGACCATTACCTTGACGCTTTGCGTTATGCGATATTTACTGACGTGCAACAAGGGGTAATTTTCCAATGAGCCTATTCAGTAAAATAATTAACTTTAAGCGAATATTTAACAACCGCGAGAGAGAGAAAGGAATAGGCAATATAACAGAAAATATTTTAACAAATTCCTTGACGATGGACAATGATTTCTTTAACTTTAATATGGAGCAATATGTAAATAACTCATATTTTTTTAACGCTTGGGTAAACATCGCTATTAATATTCTGATAAGGAATATTGCAAGGGCAGATTACACGATTAAAAATGGCGGTGATGACGTAAACAGTGGAATTATTTATGACTTGTTTAACAGACCTAATCCCTCATTAAGCCGTTACGACTTATGGAAAGAAACCGCCGCTTGGTGGTTTCTTGAGGGAGAGGCTTTTTGGTATTTTGGCGGCGATTATTCGGGGGGACTGCCAAAGGTGATTTATATACTTGATCCCCGACGTATGCGCCATGAAATAGAAATTCAAGGCGGTCTTGGTTTTGATTATAAAAATAAACCACACCGTTGGTTTTATCAATCTGATACAGAATTAATACCTATCCTATCCGATGAAATAATACATTTTAGAGATTTTAACCCATATAACCCTATTAGGGGCGTTAATCCGCTGTTGTCCCTAGCGTTGGAATTGGAACAGGATTATTACGCAAATAAAGCAAATTCTCAACTACTGAAAAATAACGCGATACCGCAGGGGATTTTAAAAACAGAACAAACTTTAAGACCAGAAGAAGCGGATCAACTTGAAAAAAGGTGGGAAAGCAAATACGGAGCTGTGAGAGCCGGACGAAAGATAGCCGTGTTGGGCAAGGGTACGGAATTCAAGCCTGTAACATTCAGCCCTGACGTGATAAAACTTTTTGAACTTAAAAGATGGAATTTATACACGATACTGGCGAAATACGGTATACCGCCGAGAGTTGCAAACATAAACGATAGGACATCTTCATTTTCCGGCAAGGACACAGCCGAGCAACATTCGGCTTTTTGGAAATATACGTTAATACCAATATTGAGACAGTTTGAACAAATAGTAGAGACGCAATTTTTTATTCGATTTGGATTAAAAGAACGAGGGGTATTTGATTTATGGGACGTGCCGGAACTGATAGAGAGTGAAGACGCGCAGAGTAAAAGGGACATTGCGGAAATAAATGCAGGGATAAAAACAATTAATGACGTGTTGCGTGAACGTGGCAAAGAAACTAAGCCGTGGGGAGACGTGTGGTATAGACAGCAAAATTTAATCCCTACTTCCAATTCTAAAAAAGTGGGAGTAAATGAGGATTAAATATGAAGGGGGGTATATTGGTGGTTAGCCGCGCTGTAAATAATCACAAATATTACAAACAACGAATTGAAAGTATGGGCAAAAAAAATGTTTTTATTACCGCCGTAGATAAGGACGGACTAAATTCAATCATACACGATATGCAACCTGATTTGATGATAATGGACGCGAGATTTTATCAATGTTCAACGCCATATATGATGGGCATGATTAAAAAAGAATTTCCTGATTTGAATATGGCGGCTGTTTGCCTTGACGATTACCCTGCGGATTTGGGTATGTGCTTTATCATTAACGGAGTAAATTCTTATTTTAATTTATTTGAAGGGATAGAGCAATTTATATTGGGATTTGAATGTATACTGAAAGGAAAAAAATTTGTTTCCGAATCAGTAAAAGAAAGAATTAATCTGAGGAAAAGTTTACCGCCGCCTGCAAAGATTCTGACCGAGAAAAAAATTGAAGTTATAAGGTGCATTTGCAACGGTTTCCAAAAAGATGAGATAGCGGATAACTTATATCTTTCTACAAGTACGGTTGAGAATTATAGGGAAAAAATATATCGAAGTTTAAACGTAAGAAATATTGATGAGTTATATACGGCGGCTTTAACGCTTAATTTTGTTACAAAGGAAGAACTTATTTTTAGACATAAGAAATTTACATTAAAACTTTTAACAAATAAAAAAAGTGAGAAGGGAAAAGTGAGAAGTGAGAAGGGAGCAAAGAGTAACAAAAAGAACTAAGAGAAATTAGGAGGATTTATGTTAATTAGAAACAAAAGCGGAGAGTTAAAAAGCGGAGACACTTCTTTTTTGCTTGATTTTCTTGGTGTGAAAAAAGAAGCGGCAGGGGTTCAGAAAGTGGCGGCTGATGTGGAACTGATAGCTTCTGTTCCATTTCATCTAACAAAGGGAGATGAGAATTGTTATCCGTGGACGTTATCTACTTTTGACCTTGATAGGTTCGGGGAGCGGATAGACCCTACTGGTTGGGATTTTAAGTCATACATGAAAAATCCCATTGTAGAGTGGGCGCATAGGTACGATATTCCGGCGATAGGAAAGATTGAGACGCTTGCCAGTGATGAAAAGGGTTTGCATGGCGTTATCATTTTTAACGAAAAGGATTATGACCCATTTGGTTGGAGCATTGGGGAGCGCGTGAAAAATGGCGTTATCAGAGCCGGTTCTGTGGGATTTAGGATTTTGGAAATTGAAATACCGTCAAAAGAAGATAGCAAGGACGGTACTACTTTAATTTTTAGAAAACAAGAGCTACTGGAATTCAGTATATGCAATGTTCCGGCAAATCCGTTTGCATTGGCAAAAATTATTGAAGCAGAAAAAGCGGATACAAAAAAGGAATTAAATCACTTCACATTTTGGGGTGGCTTAATAAAAGAAAATGGTGTATGACACCAAAATTAAATTTATAGGAGTGGGAAAATGGGCGAAGAATTGAAAGCAATTATTAAAAAAATTGCTGACATGAAAAAAATCGAGGGAACAGGTTTTTCTGATCCGACGAAGGCGGCTGAGTATTTTAGAGACAAGGAAATACTTCTGGAAGAAATGGCTAAGGCACTTGAAACGGTTGCAACTGACCAAACAAAGCAAATTGTAGGATTAGAGGCAACTGTCAAAGAATTGCGTGAAAATATTAAAACGCAAGCGGCTTATCCAAAAGAATTGACGCAAAAAGAATTTTACTACAAGTTAGGCAGGGGGATTGCCGCCGCTTACCGTGGCAGTAGTGCAGTTTTGGCAGAGTTGGGATTTTCACCTAATTTTGGGACGGATAAATGGACGAATCCTAAAAGTATAGATTGGATTGTAGGAAAAGGTTGGATTAATAAAGCGGCTTCCGAGCCAATGGGCGATATGTCAACTTCTGATCAATTTCTTATTCACCCTTCTTTTGAAACGGAGCTTGTGTCAATCGCAGAGAANAAAAGCGTTATGATGTCTCTGGTGGAAAGTACGCCTATGACTACGGCATCGGTCAGCATACCTGTAGAGGAACAAGTAGACGTTGATCTGGAATGGTTAAGCGGTTACGGTGCGGAAATTCCCGAAGTTGAAAAGCCGAAAGTAGAACTCGTAAAACTGGAAG